CAGGTAAAGTACACGGGTGAAGCGATCATGACTTCATACGAAAAAAGTGGCGCAGTTGGAGATGTAGTTACATTTTCATCTGAGTTACAGGTAACTGGCGCAGTAACACGCGGCACATTCGCATAATTGAATAGAAAAACAATTTAATAAATCGTGACCAACCTAGTGTCCCAAGGAGAATAAAATGAGTCTAAAAGACCAAATCTTTAGTGCCGACGACATCACAAAGGAACTTGTAGAAGTTCCCGAGTGGAAAGTAACGGTAGAACTTCGTTCAATGACAGCGGCAGAACGCGCCAAACTCGGTGAGTCTGCTAGTCAATCATCAGGTAAAACTGATGTCGGTTTGATGTATGCGCTAACTGTAATCTCTAGCGTGTATGACCCTGAAACTGGTTTGCCTGTATTTACTATTGCAGATAAGGAAGCAATTCTTTCAAAGAGCGGAACCGTTATTGAAAGATTAGCAACCAAGGCTCTTGGTTATTCAGGATTAACAGACGATGCGGTTGAAAAAGCAGGGGAACGATTTCCTCAAGAATCCTGAACATAGGTTTCATTTTGAACTTGCAGAAAAATTAGGTAGGACGGTGGCTGAACTTCTTTATGGGAGTCCAGCACACCGCCCCCTATCTAGTATGGAACTTACTGAGTGGGGCGCTCTTTACAATGTAAGGGCAACAGAGCGTGAACTTGAAGAGCGTAAGTCTAGGGCTAGGAGGCGATAATGGCAGAAACACCAACAATGGAAGTTCGCGCTCGCCTCTCCGCTGAAACTGCCAACTTTACTCGCGGATTCGCCCAAGCATCTCAAGCGGTAGATCAATTCTCCCAAAAGGCATCACCTCTTCGCGGAGTTATGACTGGTATCGCTACGGGAACGGCAATAGCAACCGCAGCGATTGTTGCCTTTGGTGTGAAGTCGTTTATGGCGGCAGCGCGAGTAGACGAGTTGGATTATGCTATTAACGCAGTCGGAAAATCAACTGGTTTAGGATATAAAGTAATCAATGACGCTGCTATGGCAATCCGTAGGCAAGGCATTGAAATGGAAATTGCTCAAAAGTCTGCTCTTAAATACGCTCAGAATAATCTTGATTTATCAAAAGCAGCAGATGTCGCTCGTATTGCTCAAGATTTAGCGATTATTAGCGGCGCTAATTCATCCGAAACCTACAATATGCTAACCCACGCAATTATTACGGGACGAAGTGAAGTTCTTAAATCTGTCGGTATCCAGCAATCGGCAGGGCAGATGAACGAAGTTTTTGCAAGGTCTATTGGAAAAACAGTCACACAATTGACTTACCAAGAAAAACAACAGGCGGTTCTTTCGGGAGTTATTCGAGAAGGAGCAAAAGTACAAGGAACATACGAAGAATCCATGAAGGCGCCTGGAAAAATTCTCCGTTCCTTCCCCCGAGTCTTTACGAAATCCAAATTGCTATGGGCGGAGCCTTGCTCAAGGGCTTCGGACCACTTATTTTTCATGGATACGAATTAGTTAAATCATTTGCAAAGGCTATGAGAGAGAATAAAGCATTTCAGACAGCCATTGAGGCATTTGGTATGGTTCTTACAAAACTTAGTGCGCCTTTTGTAGTAATTTTTCAAAAATTAAAAGGCTTTATAGATATGTACGGAAAAACAACAGTCACGTTAGGTGGCATCACAACTGTGGTGGATAAGGCTGGAACAAGCGTTGGCGAACTAGCGACAAAATTTGAAATGATTATAGGACCTTTAACTGCCGCTGCTGCTGGACTTTCAGCGTTTGGGGGTGCTAATTTATTAAAACAAATACCCGTTCTCGGAAAGTTTTTAAGTTTTTTAAAACCATTTCCAGTTGCTTTCTTTGCAATGGCTCTGACTTCAGCCAAGGTAAGAAACGCTATAGGAAATCTGCTCTCTGCCTTTAAGCCCCTATTGCCTGTAATTGGACAAGTTGCAAAGGTTATGAGTTTTCTTTCGGTTATTGCAACTGCCATTTTAGCCAAACATATCAATATTGTGGCTGGAGTTGTCAGGGGCATTATTGGATTCTTTCAAAAAAATGTAGCAATCCTGAAAGTATTAGGGTTGGCAGTTGGATTTGTTGCCATTATGTATGGAACCTACCGAGGCTTATTACTAGCAAGTGCCACAGCCACGACAATATGGGGAGCGGTAACAACGGCGGTTACAACAGTTGTATCAGTTTTAACTCGCGCAATGAAAATTCTGAACACGACAATGGCTTTTAACCCAATTCCGCTATTGATCGGGGCTATCGTTGCTTTAATTGCAGCGTTTACTTACCTCATGATTACAAATGAAGATTTTAGAAAAGTAGTTGAAAATGTATTTAATTTTGTTATTAAAATTGTTATTAAAGTGTTTTCGGGGATACTGACGGCGGTGGCAATTCTTATTCAAGTGTTTAATGTCTTGGTAAAAGTTTTAGGATTCTTGGTTGAAGTTTTTGTTGCGGTATTTGAGGGGATTTTAGACACAGTTTTGACGGTCAATATTGCGATTATTAAAGGGATTAAATTTGTAATTGACGGTTTTGTAAGTCTAATGGAGAGTAATAACACCCTAAGAGAGGTTTTTGAAAATGTCTTTAACGGAATAATCAAAATAGTTGGATTTGTAATAAAAGGTATTTTGAACACTTTTGCTTTTCTTGTCGGGGGAGTTGCTGACCTAGTGGGCGTGTTCAATTCCTTATTTAGCAGCGCTAAATCTATATTTTTTAGTATTTTAGATGTTATTAGCAGAGTCGGCAAAGGTATTTTTGGAATCCTTAGTTTTATTGCTGAGAAAATTGGTACTTTCTTGGGTGTGGTTTTCGATGGAATAACTGGTTGGATTCGAACTTTGGCTTCATTGTTAGGCAAAATTCCTAGAATTGGACCCGCAATTGAGGCTGGACTAAATGCTGGACTTGATGCAACCAAGAAGGCTGTCGTTGGTATTGCAGCCCTTGGGGTTGCTATCGCGGAAACTGGTTTTGATAATATAATTAAAGGGGTTAAAACCACAGTAAACGCTGTCTCCACTATTGGAAAAGCAACTCAAAAAACTTTAGAAAAAACTGAAACTATCCTTAAAAACTTTTCAAATACTGTTGGTCAATTTACCGACAAAAATAATGGGGCAAAGATCGTTGATGGTTTAATTAAGGGAGCGCGAAAGGCATCAAGTGTTCTTGGCGGAGTAAAAGACAGTCTTGAAAGTATAAGAAAAATAGACATGGCTGGAAATGTCGGCAAGGTTGTTGATGGCATTACCAACAAAATTGAAGAATCCGCTCAATTTGTTTTAGGACTAGCCAAAACAGTAAATAATTTTGCTGAAAAGGATACCAACTTTGCTGGAAACATCATCGACGGTATCGGCGGTTTAGTCAATAAAATTAAAGACAGTTTCAAAGAAGGACTTGGTTTCGGCGACATCGTTGAAAAAGAAAAAAAGAAATTTGAAGACGCGGGTGGCAAAGTAGAGAACCCATTTACAAAAACAGCAGAAGATTTAGGAAAGCAGAGCGACTCAATCAAAGCAATTAGAGATGCAATGGCTCGAGGTATCGAGGGTATTCAGGACATAATCGCTGACCTTGGAACTGCCATGAAAGACATGGCAGACAGCCTCAAAGATACGATTATTGGTTTTGCAGGTCTCAAGGGTGTTGAGTTGCCTGATGGATTTATTCCAAAGGCAAAGTCCCTTATTGACAACATGAGATTAAAACTAAATAAGAGTGAGCAGTTCGCACAACAGATTGCCCAATTACAGGCAATGAACCTCGATGCTGGCGCATTGAAGGCAATTATTGAAGAAGGTCCAGTTAAGGGCGCGCAACTTGCCGCGTCGATTTTAGGCGGAGGACAGCAAGCCGTAAATGATGTTTCTCAATTACAAAAAGCAATTGAATTAGCGGGTGCAGGAATTGGTGACTTTGGTTCTAAAATCTCGTATGAGGGTAAGATTGCCGCGGCTCAAGCAAAATTGGGTGAGTTTACTGGCAACACTTTGGTTACTGGAGCAACAGGTGGCGGTGGCAATGTATTTGTTCAAGATGGTTCTATTCGCATTGTCATTGACGCATCCAAGGCAAGTAATCAAGAGGAGACAGCCGAAGTTGTCACACGCGAGTTAGAAAAATTCTTTAAGACTTTAGGCAGAGAATTGGCGGCTAAGTCATGACCTTGACAACTCTAAGACCTAATGCCGATTGGAATAACGCCAGCGTATTTACTATCTCAGGTGGCTTGGGTTCAGTCCATGCCTCTCTTGCTGATAACAGCGACTCTACTTTTATCACTCGTTCCAGTAATACAATTCCAGCATCGTACGAAACAGAGTTTGCTACGACAAGCATTGGCGCAACAGAAAAAGTTATTTCAGTAAATCTTCGCGCCCGCATTGTGGTTGGCACGGCTGGTAATGCTCAGTTCAGTTTAGGCGTCATTACTGACCGCAACGGGCGAACAGTTTATTACTCAGTTCCAATCACAAAGCAAAATACCTTGGCTCTGACAACGGTAGACATTGCATTGAATCTGACAAGTGCGCCAAATGGTCAGGTTTGGACTCAAACACTTATTGACAACCTTGTATTTAAGTTTACTGATAATGCGGTTGCATCAGCAGATAAAACAACTCTCTACGCCGTTTATGTTGATGTCTTAACCACGGCGCAACCAACTCTTACCGTCACCTCACCGTCTGGAACTGTCTCAGATACCTCCTTTCCATCAGTTGTCTGGAGTTATAGTGATGTAGATGGCGACCCACAATCAGCGTACGAAATTAAAATCTTTGACTCAACCACTTATGGCGGGGCGGGATTTAGCGCTAATACTTCAACTCCGATTGTTGAAACTGGAGTTGTTGTCTCGAGTAATAATGGTCAAACTTTAGAAGCAGATTTAGCAAACAGTACGACTTACCGTGCCTATGTTCGAGTCGCTCAATTGTTAAATGGAGATAACTATTTTAGCGCTTATGCTTTTTCACAATTTTCTCTTGCGGTAAATGCACCTGCCTCACCGACTGTCTCAGCATTTTATGACGCTCCAACTGGAGCAGTAACCGTGACAGTCCTTGGTCGCACAAATGTATTAAGTATCAATCAAGCATCTTTAGAAACAAATACAGACGGATGGGTTGCTCTCACTAATTGCTCAGTTGGTCGCACAGCATCACACGGCTCTGATGGGACAGCATCTCTGTCTTTGACTGCATCAGGGTCAGGGGATATGGTTGCAACTACGACAACAGCAACAGCCTTTATAGTCACTCCCAATACAAAGTTTTCCGCAACTGCTGAGTTCAAAGCCAACAGCACGGGGCGTTCAACAGCCACAGGAATTGTATTTCGCAACGGCGCTGGCACAACTCTTTCAACAGTATTTGGAACAGCCGAGGCAGACTCATCATCAGCCTTTAATCAATGTGTAGTTTCTGCAACTGCTCCAGCGACGGCAGTCACGGCTTTGGTTGCAGTTAAAATTGTTTCGGCGGGTGCAAGTGAGATTCACTTTGTAGATAAAATTGCGTTTCATGCAGGAGATGAACCATTTTGGACTCGTGGAGGATTCAGTAATTTTTCATTTGATGTTGAGCGCTCTGATGGGACAAATGGTTATCTACCAGTTAGAAATAGTCCAGTTACGGCTTCGTCTGCTCAAATAGCATCTGTGACTGATTTTGAAGTACCTCTAGATGAAACAGTAACTTATCGAGCAAAGGCAAGGGCTGAAATCTAATGGCACTCTTATCATCGGGTTACACGACAACTGAGCCAATCCAAATTCTTAATCCTGGTATTTGGTCGTTTACAGCAGTTCAAAGCCCTGATTTGCGTGTCACACAATTAAGAGTCCAGCAACCCTTAAATTCAGCAGTTGTAGAATCCTATGGAGTTTTCAAGCCACTTGGCGCATCCAAAACTATTGTAGTTGCAACAAGCATTTATGGAATCGATGGCTCTTATGAGTTCACTACACAGGGCGAAACAGAATGGGACAACCTGTTTCCTATTTTAATCTACCAAGGAATTCTTCATGTCCATGACCCGCTTGGTCGTCAGAAATATGTTCGATTTGTTGATAGAACTTTTACTGAAATTGGAAACATCAATAATTTAATTCGCAACGCCAAAGTAAATTATTTTGAGGTAGGGGCTCCTTAATGTATCCCGTCTCACTCGCTTTTTTATCGTCAGTTCGTAAGTCTCACATAAGCCATGTAAAGGTTGAGATTTATGACATGGCGAACAATGAAATTATTAGTACGGCGCAACCCATTTCTGGGGAAGTAACAATTGACTCAAGGCGTGACATCCGCCGTCAATGCACTCTTGAGTTCGTAGACATAGATAACACTTTAGTTCCAACGGATAAATTAGCCTCAATTCTTCTGCCCTTTAATCGTGAGGTAAAAATTTATCGAGGAGTTCAGTTTGGCGATGGCACCGAAGAACTCGTACCGCTTGGTGTTTTTATTATTACTTCCGTAGAAGTCACCGATACCCCTCAAGGTATTCGCATTTCAGTTCAAGGCTCAGATAGAAGCCTCAAAATTATTCGAGCAAAGTGGACTAATAACGAGTTTTATATTGATGATGCAACACCAAAAGAAACAGCAATTCAACAAATCTTAGTAAATAGATTTCCGTTAGTACAAACAATTTTTCCTGCAACCAATCAGGTAACCGATATTATCTACCCCACTCTTGACCAGTCATCAAACCCTTGGAAAGAGTCGCTTAGAATTGCTGAGTCGGCAGGTATGGATTTGTACTTTGACGAGAATGGTATTGCTCGGATGCGACCAATTCCTGACCCTGATGTTGGCTTGCCTTTAATTACTTATGAGGACAACACAGAATCCGTTTTAACTTCTTTGAGTCGCTCCTTATCGAGTGATGAGTCCTATAACTATGTCGTTTACACAGGTGAAGGAACTAACCTGTCAATCGGCGTTATTGGTGAAGCCTTTGACAACAATTCAGCCTCGCCAACTTATGTAAATACTTACGGCGAAGTCCCATTATTCAAATCATCTCCTTTTATTCTCACCGTTGCAGAAGCCCAAGAAGCGGCGGAGGCTGAGTTGCGAAAAGTTCTTGGAGCCTCCGAAAAAATCTCTTGGAGCCAAGTGGTAAATCCCGCCCACGATGTTTACGATCTTATTAAAATTACTAGAACCCCTTCGGGTGTTGATGCAACTTTGGTATTAGACTCAATTACAATTCCTTTAGCCCCAACAGAAACGATGAGCGCTATTGGGAGAAGTAGGAGATTTTAGATGGACTTAAATTATTTAGTTAATCAAATCAAGGCAAGTCCTCAAGGATTGCGGATTCGCCAAGGGCAGGTCATGACGGTAAATGTCTCTCCAGCAAGCGTAGATATACAAATTGCAGGTGATGGAAACACCCTACCCAAAGTTAAATATCTTGATAGTTATAGTCCGACCGCCAGCGATACTGTTTGGATGCTTTCCTTTGGCTCAGACTTGCTAGTTATTGGAAAACAAGCCTAGTTCAGTTAAATAAACATAGAGTATAATTTCCACTACTAACATTAGGAGCAAACATGAAAACAACGCTAAAGAATTTACTTACCCCTAAGCGCAAGTCGCTCGTTAGGTCGTATCTTCGTCATATTCTGGGCGCTGGTGTTGGCGTTGCACTATTACTTCTAACTGATATGGCTCCACAGTATGCA